CTTCCCGTTACGGAGGCAACACAGCCGGAACAGCAGCCTGAAACCACTCCCGCGCCGGAAAAGCCGATGGGTGAGCCGATTGACGATGAGGGCAACGCCTACACCCGCGACTTGCTCTATGACAAGGCAACCAACAAGCAGTTCATCACAGTCCAGACGAAGAACGGCAACACCTTCTTCATTGTCATCGACTACGATGCGCCCATCAACGAGGATGAGGAACAGTATCAGACGTACTTCCTCAACATGGTCGATGAGAGCGATCTGCTTGCGCTGCTGGATGATGACACTGCGGCGGCTCTGACTACCTGTAACTGCAAGGAAAAGTGCGCTGCCGGTCAGGTCAACACAGACTGCCCGGTCTGCAAGACCAACATGAGCGAATGCACCGGCACAGCCCCCGTTACACCTGAGCCGGATAAGGATGCAGAAACCGATGCTCCCGCCCCTAAACCCGAAAAGAAATCCAACATCGGCATGATCCTCGTCATCTTTGCCCTTGCCGGTGCTGCGGGTGCAGCTTATTACTACATCAAGTTCGTCAAGGGCAGAAAGCCAAAGGATGAGGATATGGACTTCTTCGACGATGAAGGCTACGAGGAAGAGCCGTACATCAACGAGGATGAAGAGCCGCAGATCGCGGAGGATGCTGAAACGGATGGTGATGAAGATTGATCTTAGTCATTGCTGAAAAGCCCAGCGTTGCCCAGTCCATCGCAAAGGTGCTGGGCGCGACGTCCCGCAAGGACGGCTACATGGAGGGCGGCAATTACATCGTTTCGTGGTGTTTCGGTCATCTGGTGGAGCTGGCAGACGCCAGCTCCTACGATGAGCGGTATGCCAAGTGGCGGTATGACGATCTGCCCATTGTTCCGGAAAGCTGGATGTTTGAGGTCACGAAGGACAAAGCACAACAGTTCAAGGTGCTGTCCTCTCTTATGAAGGACAAGCGCGTCACCGAGCTGGTCTGCGCAACCGATGCAGGGCGCGAGGGTGAGCTGATCTTCCGGCTGGTCTACAACAAAGCCGGATGCACCAAGCCCTTCAAGCGTCTGTGGATCAGCTCGTTGGAGGACTCCGCCATCCGCGAAGGCTTCCAGCATCTCCGGGACGGCAAAGAATATGACCGTCTCTATGAAGCGGCACTCAGCCGCTCGAAGGCGGACTGGATTGTCGGCATCAACGGCACCCGCCTTTTCACCACGCTCTATCACAAGAAGCTGGTGGTCGGGCGCGTCCAGACGCCGACCCTTGCAATGCTGGTGGAGCGCGACGGAAAAATCTCCACGTTCCAGAAGGAGAAGTATTTCAACGTCCACGTCGGCAAGGGCGATCTGACTGCCGATCTGGAAAAGGTCAAAACCGAAGAGGAAGCAAAGAAGATTGCGGTGGCTTGCGAGAAAAAGCAAGCCGTCGTTTCTTCTCTCAAGCGAGAGACGAAAACCGTCAATCCTCCGAAGCTCTATGATCTGACCACCTTGCAGCGCGAGGCAAACCGATATTACGGCTTCACTGCCCAGCAGACACTCGATCTCGTTCAGACGCTCTACGAAGAGAAGCTCCTGACCTATCCGCGCACGGATAGTCAGTTCATCACGGACGATATGGAGGACACTGCCCGTCAGGTCATTTCCATCGTCTGCCGCCAGCTTCCGCTTTTCTCCGACGTTTCGGTTACTCCGGACATTGCCCGCGTAACCAACAACAGCAAGGTCACAGATCACCACGCTATTCTCCCGACCGTCCAGCTCGAAAAGCAGGATGTTTCGGCGCTTCCTCAGTCGGAGCAGAAAATCCTCAATCTTATCGGGATGCGCCTTCTGTGTGCGACCGGCGAGAAGCACACCTACGCAGAAACGCAAATCACGCTCTCCTGCGAGAGCTATACGTTCAAAACCAAGGGGAAGACCGTCGTTCAAAACGGCTGGAAAGCCATTGAAGAGCTGTTCAAGGCTTCCCTCAAGACGAAGGAAAAGGATGATCCCATGAAGTCCCTGCCCGAAGTCCATGAGGGCGATGTTCTGGATGGTGTGTCCGCCAGCGTCACCGAACACTTTACGACACCCCCGAAGCAGTACACGGAAGACACGCTCCTGTCTGCGATGGAGACTGCCGGAAACGATCAGTTCGACGATGACACCGAGAAGAAAGGTCTCGGCACTCCCGCAACCCGCGCCGGTATCATTGAAAAGCTGGTAAAGTCCGGCTTTGCAGAGCGCAAAGGCAAATCCCTCATTCCCACAAAGGACGGCTGCAACCTTGTCTGTGTTCTGCCGGAACAGATCACCTCTCCCGCAATGACTGCGGAATGGGAAAACACGCTCATGGAGATCGAACGCGGCAATGCGGATGCAGACGCCTTCCTCAGCGGCATTGTCCAGATGACCGGGGATCTCGTGAAAGCCTACCCGTTCCTCTCCGATGCCGAAGCCCAGCGTTTCGGCACGGGCAAAGAGGAAATCGGCAAGTGTCCCCGCTGCGGATCTCCGGTCTATGTCGGCAAGGGCAACTTCTACTGCTCGAACAAGACTTGCTCCTTCTGCCTGTGGGAAGACAACAAGTTCTTTTCCAGCAAGAAAAAGAAGCTGACCAAGAAAATTGCAAAGGAGCTGCTGGACAAGGGGTGGTGTCGCGTGACCGGGCTTTACACGCCGAAGAAGCCTCAGCTCTACGATGCGGTGATTCGGCTTGATGACAGCGGCGGCAAATACGTCAGCTTCAAGATGGAGTTTGATCGATGACCCGCCCAAAGTATGTTGCTTCATGCAGCGGAGGCAAAGACAGCGTAGCGACGCTTTTGCTGGCTGCACAGCACAACGAGCCGCTGGACGAGGCGGTTTTCAGCGAAGTCATGTTCGACAAAGACACAAGCGGCGAAGTCCCGGAACACCAGGACTTCATTTATGACCGGCTCAAGCCCTTCTGCGAAAAAGAGTTGGGCATCAAGTTCACCATTCTCCATGCGGACAAGACCTACGATGACGTATTTCATCATGTCATCACCCGCGGGCTTCATAAGGGCGAGGTTCGCGGGTTCGCGTGGGCTGGGATGTGCGCGGTCAATCGTGACTGCAAAATCCCGCCTGTCCGCAAGTACAATGCCGCGCTTTCTCCGGACACTGTGAGTTATGTCGGCATCGCGGAGGATGAACCCAAACGTCTTGCGCGTCTGGACGGCGTGAAGAAGGTCAGCCTACTTGCCAAGTACGGCAAGACCGAGGCAGACGCCTACAAGCTCTGTCAGGAACACGGGCTGCTTTCTCCAATCTACACTCACTGCCGGAGAAACGGCTGCTGGTTCTGTCCCAATGCCAGCGACTCGGAGCTGCTGCACATGGTCACGAAGCACCCTGAGATGTTTGAACGGCTGATTGAATGGGAAAACGAGGACAATATTTTTCATCGTCGGCTGACGAGAGGCGAAACCCCGTCTGAGGTAAAGGCTCGGTTGTTGAGGAAAGCCCGGACGGGGCTTTCCTCTGCCCCAAATAAAAAGGAAACGGAGGTCTGATATGGCTGAAAACAAAAATGCACAGCAAGTCCGCGAAATCACGGACAAGCTGGAACAGGGCATCAAGGAACTTTTTGAATCCGAGCGGTTCAAGGAATATCTCCGCACGATGTCCAAGTTCTACAACTATTCTTTCAACAACACGCTGCTCATTGCGATGCAGAAGCCGGAGGCAACCTATGTTGCCGGTTATACCTCGTGGCAGCGCAACTTTGACCGTCAGGTCATGAAGGGCGAAAAGGGCATCAAGATTCTTGCACCCGCGCCGTATAAGGCGCAGGAAGAGCGTGAGAAGCTTGATCCTCTGACGCAGAAGCCGGTGATCGGCGCAGATGGGAAGGCTGTCACGGAAACGGTTGAGGTCCTGCGTCCTGCCTTCAAGGTGGTAAGTGTCTTTGATGTTTCCCAGACGGACGGCAAGGAGCTTCCGGACATTATCGTCGATGAGCTGAAAGGCACCGTCGAAAACTACGAGGCGTTCTTCGACGCACTCAGGCAGGAATCTCCCGTCCCTATTTCCTTTGAGGACATTCCGGGCGGTGCAAAGGGATTCTTCTCGCCGGTTGAAAGCC